GGAAAATTGAAGACAGAGTCAAAAACATCACGTATTTGAAATAATTCATTAATAGGTCTTAAGGTAATATTAATATGTAGCTCATTATATTGAAGCGATGTTAACGGAAAAGCCATTTGACTTTTCAATCCAAACCAATTATTTAATGGAATATATAAAATGCGTCCCCGTATAGAAGGTTCAGGACCAGCTAAGGCATCTGTGTAATAAGCATTAGGATAAGAGTTGACGCGAGAACCGGCATTCGCAGGGTCATTTAATTCGGGAATATTTCCAATCATTTCATTAAAAAGTATTTTCTTATCAGCATTAAAGTCACGTTGAACAGCAGCTAATAAATAGTCACCAGAATATTCTTGAAGCGTATAATTTCCGCAAGTGATGCTAATTTTAGAAATCATTTTTGCTCCTAAATTTTGTATCCATCTGAATTCATATGGAACCCAGTTTTGACTATTAATAGTTTCAACGGTATCATTAGTAGGGTCTTGTGGAGGCAAAATAGGGCTCCAAATGTTAGGTAGAACAACTGACAAATAACAATCCATTAATAGGTCGGCATATCGTGGAATTTTAAAAGTAAATGTAGATTCTTCAGATAATCGCAGTGTTTTAGAACCTTCAAAATCAACTCTGAATTTTTGTAATCCAAAATTGGTATATTGGGCAAAGGTAGTTTTAAAAAAAGTTTTTGAAGGGTTGCCGTTTAAAATAATATTTTGTTGCCCTTGAGCGACAAGTTGCATTAAACCGCCGGCCATAATTAGTATATATTGTTATTATTTTTTAATTCTTTATTTGGTAGATATAATAAATAATAAATAATAAATAATAAATAATAAAAAATATAAATTATTGAATAGCTATAAAAGTAAAAATATTATATAATATAAATATATGTCTGATAAAAATCCAGAGTATATAAGCGAAGCAATGACCAATCTATTAAATATGAAAGATAATAAAATGGTTTTTGCCTTTTCAGTAATAACAATATTAATTATTATTATAATTATTTTTGTATATTTTTATTATTCCGGTTCAATATTTACTGATGGAATGATGGAAAGAGATCGTAAATATATGGATACAATGTATGGGACGTTAAATGGTAAAATAATCTCTATTCAACCAGATAATGAAATGTATCAATATCCATTAAGAGATTATTATATTAAATCAGCTTATAATGCGTGTTCAGGTGGAGACTATAAAAATAGTTATGTAGATACGGGTATTTTGAAAGATTTACTTAAGCAAGGTGTAAGAGGGTTGGATTTTGAAATTTATTCAATTGACGATCAACCCGTAGTGGCAACATCAACAACAAATAACTTTTATGTAAAAGAAACATTTAATTCAGTTCCATTTAGTGAAGTATTAAATGTTATAAGAGATTATGCTTTTGTAAATTCGACAGCTCCAAATCCATTTGATCCAATTATTCTTCATCTTCGCATAAAAAGCACAAATCAAAATATGTATAATAATTTTGCGAAATTATTGGAAAGCAATAATAATATTTTGATGGACAAAAAATATAGTTTTGAATATTATGGTAAAAATTTTGGAACTATAAAATTATCAGATATGACAGAAAAAATAGTAATTATTGTAGATAGAAGCAACCCGTCATTTATGGAGTCAGAAGCATTTTATGAATATGTAAATATGACAAGTAATTCAGTATTTTGCCGATCACTTCATTATTATGATGTTATTAATGCGCCAAATATGGAGGAATTAATAGGATATAATAAACTTAATATGACGATTGGAATGCCAGATAAAGGATCAGATCCAGAAAATCCTAGTTCAATTACGATGCGTACATATGGTATACAAATGCTTGCGATGCGATATCAAAATGTAGATACAAATTTAGAAGAGAATGATGCGTTTTTTAATGAAGCAGGTCGTGCGTTTGTTTTGAAACCTGAAAAGCTGCGTTATATACCGGAAACTATAGAAGCGCCACCGGAACAAGACCCAGCATTGTCTTTTGCTACACGCACAATAAGTTCCGATTTTTACCAGTTTGATATTTAATTTTAATAATAATAAATTATCAATAATAAATTATCAATTATCAATTATAAAATAAACTATATTTTATAAAAACAACTTAAACTTTTTAAAATAAAGTATAATATAAGTATAACAATGTTTTCTTTTTTAAGTAGTTTAACTGAAGCAAGAGATAGATGGTTACACACGCCAAACACCATTCCAAATACAGCACCCTATTTAAATCCAGATTTAAATACAAAATTAATTTCTATTTCAAATACTAATCAAGTTTTAATAACTGATTTAAAAATAGAACCTATTTCTAACACCAAATAAAAATAAAAACAAAAATAATATTTCATTATATTATAGATAATATAATGAATAAATATGAAATATGTAAGAATTTAAATTTTTCAGACTGTGAATTAGCAATATTAAGACAAGCAGTAGATACAGCGGAAGAGAAAAAAGGAAAAACTGTAGCGAATTCTCCAGAAGTAAAACGAATCATAGGGATAGTTGAAAATTTTATAAAAAATAATAAATTGATTTGTTATGGTGGAACCGCAATTAATAATATATTACCAAAACAAGATCAGTTCTATAATACAGATATTGAAATTCCCGATTATGATTTTTTTAGCTGGAATGCGTTAACTAATGCGAAAGAATTAGTAGATATATATATCAAAGAAGGTTTTGCTGAAGTAGAAGCTAAATCAGGACAGCATCATGGAACATATAAAGTATATGTGAATTTTATTCCTGTAGCAGATATATCATATATTCCCAAAGAACTATTTATCGCACTAAAAAAAGAAGCAATACAGGTGGCCGGAATTTTATATGCGCCTCCCAATTATTTACGAATGAGCATGTATTTAGAATTATCTAGACCAGATGGTGATGTATCACGTTGGGAAAAGGTATTAAAACGGTTAACTCTTTTAAATCGTAATTATCCATTAACTGCGCAACAATGTTCACATATAGATTTTCAAAGAAAATTGTCAAATGCGAATACAACCAAAGCAAATAAAGTAAATGACGCAAATAAATCAGAAGAAATATATGAAACTGTAAAAACCACATTAATGGATCAAGGTGTAGTATTTTTTGGAGGATATGCTGTATCATTGTATTCGCAATATATGCCAAAACACTTACGAAAAAAGCTAGAAAAGATACCAGATTTTGATATATTATCAGAAGAACCATTAATAACTGCTCAAATAGTAAAAGAACGGTTACAAGATATAGGCATTAAAGGTATAAAAATATTAAAACGTCCAGCTGTAGGAGAAATAATTGCGCCTCATTATGAAATTCGTGTAGGCAATGATGTTGTATCATTTATTTATGAACCATTAGCTTGTCATAGTTATAATATAATAAAGCAGAATGGATATGAAATCAAGGTAGCAACAATAGATACAATGTTAAGTTTTTATTTGGCATTTTTATATGCGAATAGGCCATATTATGATAAGGATCGTATATTATGTATGTCTAAATATTTATTTGAGGTTCAGGAAAAGAATAGATTAGAGCAAAAAGGTTTGTTAAAAAGGTTTAGCATTAATTGTATGGGACATCAAGAAACGGTAGAAGAGATGAGAGCAGCAAAGACGGAGAAATTTGCTGTATTAAAGAATAATAAAAAAGATCCAGAGTATGAGGAATGGTTTTTAAGATATAGGCCATTGGATACAAAAGATAAAGATAATGATAAGGAAAATACAAGACAACTAACACAAAATAACCCAAATAAGACAAATAAGACAAATAAAGCAAAGAAAACAAATAAACCAAGGAAAACAAAGAAAACAAAGAAAAAACGAGGGTTCTTTTTTTAGATTAAACACATATAGATTTGAATAAAAATGTATATAAAATATGAACTATTTTTTTGATATCGTAATTGGTTTTAATTAATTTTTTAAAAAGTTTATTTAAAACATAAAAATAATGGAGTATGAGAATGTTGAATTGAAAAAGTTTAATTAATATAATATTTTGTAATTTAGCAATAATAGTTTGATCTCCAATATAGCTACACATATTAGAATAAAAATTGGAAGAAAAAAATGTGTGAGTATCAATTATACCATCAATAACCCGATGAATATTATTTTTTTCATTTTTAATAGATATTAAAGAACATATTTTTTTGATATTAATAATATTAACATTAATAATTTTTCTATTTTTTTTTGGTTTAAAAATATAAGGATATAATCCGTCAATATATTTATCATTATAAAAAATAGATTTATCAATAACATATGGAATATAACAAGAACGGCGAATAATGTCAAATAATTCATCAAGACTAGAATAAGTAGATTTAACGATTTGTTTGCCTTTAGAAATGTCATTATATGTGATAAATAATTTACCGTTAATTATATCTAAAAAATTGTTAGGTAATTGTTTACTACAAAAAAGAAAAACTTGTTTAAATATATTCATATTATAATGTTTTTTAACATGCTTGTAAATAACATTATTAATAAAATTAATGCTATCATTTATTGAAATATTGGTAAAATATAAAAAAGCCATAACAGAACCAATACTACAGCCAGAAACTCTTTCAACCTTTAAAAGTCGTTTTTTTTCCATTTGTTTGATATAGCTTAAAAAACCAAGTTGATAGCTACCATTAAAAAGCCCACCTTCAAAAACAAGATCGACACTCAAAGGTTTGTTAGTTTTACCAAGTAATTTTGTAATATATTGGTCGGGTATTTTATCAATAAGATTGTTGATGTATTTTTGCAGCATAATATGTATTTATAATTTTATAATAATAATAAATACATAATAAAAACGAATAGCATTAAATAAATAATATATATATTAAAACAATTTAAAGAATAACTCAAGTAAAAACTTATATTTTTATTCCTAAGCCAAGTTTTAAATAATGTGTAAAAGAACGTTTATCTTTCATATGACATATCTTGGTATCAGTGAATACATCAAACCAGGTTACATCTTTTTTATTAGTTAATGTATCTTTAATTTCTCCACCATAAGCAATTAATCCTAAAAATATTAACACATAAATACTAACAGACAATATATTTTCTACCTTTTCAATAATATCAAAATGAGTTTTTTTAATATTAAATAATCTAACTTTAAATGGAAAATCTAAAGTAATCCAATAGTCATTATATTCATCATGTAAATTTTTTTGTGAATCTTTATTTTTTAAATAAAATTTTTTATTTAGTTCTATAAAATAAATTAAAAATATTATAGCTAATACCGCAAATGTAACGTTAAAATCAAGTCGTGTTGTTATTAAAAATAATAAAAAGTATATAACTGTATATAATAATTTTTGTATAGGTGGTTCATACTGTAAACTCCCAGTATTTGACACTAAAGAACACAAAAAATAAAATAAAATAAAAGAAACAAATAAAATGAAATATTTATTATTTTCAAAAAAATAAATTTGTCTACAAGTAAAAATACCTTTTATAAAATTACCAAAAATAATCATATAAAACATAGCAAATGTAACAAACATATCTGATTGATATGTAACAAAGTGGTTATAAAAATTATTAATATTTATAAAGTCAATCATATATAATATAAATATTTTCTAATATTTATATTTTTAATATTTTATTTAAAAAGCGGAATTAACGTGTTTCATTGTTTTAGACAAAGAGAAAAACAAAAATCCAAATGAAATTGATGTAAATAAAAGGCCATTCAAATTGTAATTGCCATCATTATGACACAAAAAAGGAATATATTTAAATAATGTTTTTTTCATAATGGGTAACTGAAATAAAAAATACAAAATAGACATCAATAAAGGACTCTGTAATTCATCATAAATATTATCTAATGAGCTTTTAAATTGATCTTGGTGTTGATATTTATTAATATATTCATCGGTATCTGCGCTATCATTAATATAATCAGTGTTAGTTGGTGGCGGAACATAATTAGGTTTAACATATGCGTCTTGAGTGAGAGACTGTGTATTTTGAGGAATATCTCTGCTGGGTAACATTGTAGCACCAGCTACGCTTGCTTGTTGTAGTCCATTAACAATTTGACTTATAGTAGATTGGTCAAGAGTAAGAGCAGATGAATTAGATCCAGGAGAACCAGTATTAAAAGGTTGTTTTTCACTAGCGACTACCGAAATGTTATTAGCATTCGAACCCATAGGATCAGTTGGTAAATCATTGATACTAGTTGTGTTAATATCCGTCATATATTATCTAAATAAGCTTTGAAAAAGAAAATTACGCAATTAAAAAATTATTCAAAAGGGAGAATTTCTTTTTTAGAATTACATTTTACAGCAGTTTTATGTAAATTGAAACATTTATCATCAAATTTATATATTTGTTCATCAATTTCTTCAAGAGGAGGTGCGTAAAATCTTAAACAATCTTTGCCAAAACACATTTGTCTAAATAATGTGGCTAATCCGAAACCTAATATCACAGACATAATATATTTACCAGATTGACTATGAATAAAATTTTCTAAGTGCATTTGTTATATTATAAATAAAGGATATATTTTATAATATAACAATCAAATAATTATTCTTGTATAGGAACTGTTTTAATGGAGAGTGGATTAATTGGACATTCTGTTGCTATAGGTTTAAATTGATAACATTGGTCAACTTTATCTTTATATAAAATAGTCTTGTAATTTGAAGGAGAAGGGTATTTATGGATCACCTTTGTTTCTGGTCCCCAAAAATATATAAATACTAATCCTACAATAAAACTACTTAGAAACAAGGGTATAGATATATATTTAGTTAACATGGGAATACTATAAATAATATATATATTATAAATTGATTTTTTTTGTGAAAGTTATAGAAATCTAAAATTTAGTAAACTTTAATTTGTGGCCAAGATATGACGCAATTGCGTTCAAATATCCGCTGTATTCATTAGAATAATGTTCTTGTAAATTGTCAATGTCTTTTTCAGGTCGATTTGCTTTTGGTAAAAAGCTCAACCATATAGGATTCCTATCTCCATTTAATAACTTATTATAAATAATATTACCGTAATCGTATTCATTATCACTAATTTTTTGTGGAGGTAATAATAGATCATCGGGATGAACAAATTCTCTGCTAGATGTGTAAGGCACTTTATTTTCAAGACGAAGAATATTATAAGTAACAAAATGGTTGATTGTTTTCTTCATCCAATCTTCATCTTGAATTAATGCGGCTTTATACTCAGGTGTCAATGCGTCCCATATATTTTGATATTTCATATTAATTTGCCCTTCATCTGTAGACCAAGTAACAGAACCATTTGAATTAATATAAGGCGTTATGGCACCTTCTTCTCTTACACTTTGTTGTATGTCTGGGTTTAATTCAAATTCTGATTGTTTGCTTTCTTCTAAAGCTTCGGTTGCGTTTTGTAGTATTAATTTTTTTCTTAAATTGATTGGTTTATAATCTCCTTCTTCATCTTCCTCTTTATCTCCTTCTTCATCTTCCTCTACTAAATCTAAATCAGGTCGTAATTTGCGTGTCTTTTTATGTGTTTGTTCTAAATTCTTTTTACTTTTATTTTTACCTTTAGAAAAATCTTTATTGCCTTTTGTAAATGATTTTATTTCATCATTACCATATAAAGTATATTCTAAACTATTAAGACTGTTTTTCTTTTGAACTAAAATATATAAATCCCCTTTTTCGGTAGGATCTTCATTGTCTTTTTTTTCTAAAAAATCAATATAAGAAACTTCATATTTCAAGTTACTAATTGTTTTTGTCAGGGGAACCATTTCATCTACATAAAATTTTAAGGCTTTATTTAGTATTTCCGGTTTACCGGTTTGTTCAAATTCCCTGACCATGCTTTTAAATGGCAATAAATAATCTATCCCAAATTTGTCTTCATTTGTTTTAATTAAATTTCTTTTAACAGGGTTATCATTTAGTTGTATATTAATTTCCATAATAAAACCGGCGGCTTCGGTAATTTCTTTTAATTCAGTTGTATCAGTGTTAAATCGTTCAACTGCTTTATCTTGGTCAATGTAACCAAACATCATGTTGTTTTTATCAAAAATAATTTTATGTTTGATTTCTTTAATATCATTATCGTGTTTTGATATTTCCTTATCTAATTCATCACGGCCAGTATAATCAAAAACAATATTTAAAGGACAAGGATCATCTAAATCTCCACATTTTGCGATAAATGTTCGTGAATATTCCTTAGGGTCTTTTTTGACAGTAAAAATAGAACCTACATTTCTTTTACAATTGATACATTCAGGCTTAGGAAGTTTTTGATATTCAAGCCGTTTTTCTCTTTTACTTTTTCCTTCAGATCTTAAAATAGGTTTGATATATTTGTCATTATAATTATCTTCATATTTAGATTTAAGTTTATAATATTCATTTAATACTTCATCTATAGTAGCTTTTTCTTTTTTAGGGTTATTTATTTCTGAAGGTTGATTTAATATAGGTGAAACTTCCATTATAATTTATGCGTATATATTTATTCTATAAACAAACACAAGATATTAAATATAAAAATAATAAATAATAAATAAATAATCAATAAACAAATTAAAATCTAACTTTTGTATTTATTGTGTCAAATTCATTATCCCAATGAGGAAGTCCAGTAATTAATTGTTGTTGCTCTCTAAGTTTAGTTTCTTGATAGTTTCTTATTTTAGATAATATATATTGTTTTTTTTGAGTTTCCTTTTGCTCAATTTCTTCTGGTGTTAGTTTACCTTTATATTTATATAATAAAAGGATTGCTAAAATAATAAAAAATCCAATCGTCAATCCTATATTAAATAACATATTATTGTATTTTTCTTTAAAAATATGACATTGTTTCAAAGTTTCATTTAAAAAATATTTAACACCTGGTTCAGTTAAAATAGGTTTAGCATAGTTATTGTTAAAATTCATATATTTATAGCTTTATAAAATAGCTTTATAAAATACATATAAAATCAAAAAATAATTATACCAATTATCTATATATGGATATTTCTAACTATTCGTTATTATTATTTATAATTACAACTTTATTATATATTTCATCTATTCCTGTAATTGGTAAACCTAAATTAATGTTAGAAATGAATAAAAATGGTATTACAACAATAACAGATGAACAGCTTTTAAATTATTATGCTGAATGTTTTCATAAATTAAGTATATTTGTATTAATAGTTATATGTACTCAATTAAGTTTAAATATAAGTTATTTAATTGATAAATGTAAAGGCAATGCGGGTAAAAATGTAGGAGCTGCTGTAATTTATACATTGGTTCCATGGTTTTTTATTTTTGGAGTAATGATAGTAGTTCTTTTTGCGTATCCTGGTTTAAAAAGTGTATTTTCTGATGTAATTGGTTATTTTTTTGTTGCGAGAAGTGCGAATAATTTATTATCAGAAATTTTGAAAGATACCAATATAGATAATATTATACAAAATGAACAAGATCCTAACCAAAAAATGGAGTATGAAGCAGCAGCGGAAGCTATTATGAAAATATGTGGTAACAAATCAATATTAATAAATCAAATGTTTCCAGATAATTTTATTAATATTTGGGAAAAATTAAAACCATTAATGAAACCAAATATGTATGAAAATGGTGGTCCAGAAAATAAAAAACAAGAATTACTAGATCTTGTTGTTTATCGTGATAATATTGGTGAAGCTTTATGGTATATATACACTGCTATACTAGTAGGATCCATTGTTTATTAGCTACTACAGACTGTGTTAAAGATGTGAATAGTATTAAAGCTGATTATGATGAATATCTAAAAGAACAAGAAGAAAAGGAAAAACAAGAAAAAATAAATAATTCGGTTGTTTATACTGTTTCGTAGAAAAAATTGAAAAATAATATGAATACAAAATAAATGCAATAAATAAGTTACTATAATATCAAATGAATTTACCAAGTTATTTACCAATTGAACTAACAAATTTAATATTGGAATTTAGCGGGTTCCATAAATTAAGAAATGGTCAGTATATGAAGCAAATATCAGAAGCACTGTTATTTAAAATGTATATAAAAATAAAAAGAATGCCTAAAATAAAATATGGGTATGTACAATTAAAGGTTGCGCCTACAACAACAACAACAACAATGATACTATTAGGTTTAAGCTATAATTATAATAAGTCAAATAGATTATAGTCTAGGAATTCGGAGGTTATAGTCTAGGAAATGCGACATAATATGTCATAAATAAATAACATAAAATTCCTAAAATAATAGAAAACAACCATACAGGCATAAATGTTTTATTTTTTGTGCCTACTCCAAATTCTCTAATGCTCCCATCGTCTTTATATAAAAAAGCAGGTTTCACAATATGAACCGCTACAAAAATAATTATAAATAAAGTTATAGCTGATAAAGTTATATTATTTCTTATAAGTGTTCTTAACATATAAATTATATATAATATAAATATATAATTTATCCTTTATCTTTATCTTTATATCTTATGTTAATATTTTTATTTATTAGTTTATTCGTCATCTCTTTCATCGCCATATGGGTCTCCATCATAATAATCTTCACCAATATCTCCCATATTTAATTCATCTCTGTCTATAAAATCTTGCGTCTCAATAGCATCTAAAGCATCGTCTAAATCTAAATCCATATTGTTTTCATCTATAGCTCCATTTCGTCTAAGACCTTTTTGTATTTCCGCTATTCTTTCAGAGACTTTTTTCTCGTGTTCATAGTTTTCAGGATCATATTCTTTAATGCCCTTAGATAAACCAGTAGACCATAACCCTAATTTATACATTTTTAAAACATTTTCAACTTCTCTTTGTTCATCATCTAAATCTCTTAATCTATCTGTAAATGTATATTTTTCCGCTTCTTTTAATTTGAATACTAAATCATCAATTTTGTCATAAGATAAATCAATTGTTTTCTTAGACTGCGACATAAATGTCATATAAGTTACTAATAATTTTGCGGTATCTTCTTGTAACTTATCCACATTACCTTCCATATAAATATCTTCAGTTTCAGCCATTTGCAATTGTTGTTCAACTAAAAAATCACTTGAATACAAAGAAACGTCTTCTTTATTTGGAGGCTTCAACATTTGAGAAGCCATAACAGGATCTTTTGTTAAATTTATGTACTCTGTAAAAATTAGTAATATATAATATTCATAAAGCATAGTGGTAGTTCTTTTATCAAATACATTGTAAACTGTTAAATCATTGTTAATTTTAGTATTTGATGGAACAGGTGTTGATTGAGATAAGGATAAAATACCTTTACATTTTTCTTGTATTTCAAATGCGATATTTTGAATTGCGTTGTTATTAAAAAATTCATTCAATGGGATCCAATCATTTTGTATCGAATTAGATAACTCATCATTATGGCTTTTCGCAAATTTCCAGTAAGTATGTGGTGTAAACGAAGGCATTTTTTTGTTTAAAATCATGGTGGGCAATATTTTTGAAAAAAGCGATATAAAATTTTTATTAAAATTAATATAATTATACATTGCGTCATCAGAAATTTTTATATCATCATTTCTTTTGTGAACATCAAATTGCCATACAGATAAATCATCTAAAAATTTTGTTAGTGCCTTCAATGTATTCCCACTAATTTTTGATTTACGTTTAATGAAACTAATAATTTCTTTGCGCATATTTTCATTTGATTTAGCAAGGTAATTTTTTAATTGCTTCATATCTTCCGTATCTTCTTGAATAGATAAATCATATGTATCTAAAAGCACCTCCATTTTAGCTCTTAATGCCTTCGGGACATTTTGCTCATCAAATTCATCCATTTTAATTAATAATCTCTTTAATAAATCAGAACAAGAAGAATTTGTGTATGAAAAATAAATAGGAATAATATTATGTCTACTAACAACTTGAAATAATCGCAAAAACATTTCTTTGGTATAAATTCGTTCATCTCGCTTTAATTTTGCTATTTTTTCCTGGATGCTATCAATTTTAAATAAATAATTAGGTTTATCTACACAAATTGATATTAAATCTTCTGTTAAAGGGATAGATGACTGAAAATTACACAAGGCAATAAATGCTCTATAAATTATTTCTTCACTGAAATCATTAGAAATATCGGGAAATAATCGTTTTGTATCCACATCACTTAACATAATAGCACTTTCAGTTATTTTATTACTATTTCGCAACAAAGAAGTAAGGTCTCGGACTATTTGATTATTTATACCAATATTAGGATTTTCATTAATAAAATATTGAAGTGATGTTAGAATAGCGTGCTCGCTCTCATTACAACAAGCATTAATCATAAATGGTTGCGAAGATGCCTTCATTAATAGATCCTTGCTTTCAACAATTTTTTGTATATCTTCTTGTATAGCAAGTGAAAACTGTGTAATTTTAGATTGTATAACTAACAATTTATTAAATTGTCTAGGACTACCAGAAGTCAAATCAGCTTTTAATTCTTCTTCAAATCCTTCACTAATATTAGAAAGTCCTTTTATATGAAATGGTCTTAAAGGAGGTAAAAAGTTTGTCCATTGAGATAAAGAATGCTCTACTGGAATATCATTTTTATCAGGATTTAATAATAAATATTCTACTTTTTCTTTAATTTTCTGTTCTACTTCTGAATAAGGGATTAAATACTTGATTATAAATGCCTTCAATGTTAATGTCATTTTTTCCACATTTGTTTTAGCAATAGCATTCCAAGGGACCGTATGTGGATTTTTATATTTGTATGCGATACAAGATAAATAATTAAGTCCTGAATCATCGCCTTCTCCTTCAAGTGGAAATCCGTTAAATGAACGTACACAACCTGGAAATGTTTTTCTAGTTTTAATTGACGGTATGCTGGTTTGTATTGCTACTAAAATCATACCAAGTGATAAATATAATAAGGTTGAACTGTAAACTAACATATATTCAGGCATTTTTTTGCCTTTTTTGGCAGCTTCCTTTTCTCTTTCTCTGTAAGCAGCCTCTTTTTCAATTACTTTTACATCAGACATCAGTTCAGTAACAACTTTGATAATATAATCGTGTGATTTATCTAAATTAATTCCCATATTAGATGTAATTGAAACAATAATATTAGAAACAATTTGTCCTTCTGGTGACAAACGAACATCTTTTTTATTTTTGCGATCTTTATGCTGTTCAATAGCTACATCATTTGCGTCTTGCTCCATAATGCTTCTACTAACATCTTTAAATCCATCTTTGAAACCATCGCTAACGTCAAAATCAATGTAACGAATAACTTCGCCACTATGTTCATCAACCCAAGCATCACCATTGTCGCCTAATTTACCAATTTCTTTAATAAGAAGTTCCATTTGTTTTTCATATTTATCAGGCATTCTAACAAATGTTTTAGCAAGAATGACGCGAAAAGTAGGTATTAATTTTGTATCTGTTTCTTTACAATAGTGCCACCATTCGGTTTCCATTTCACCATCATTTACGTTAGGCAATTCGGGATCACCAGAGCGACAAAATTTATCAACAAATAAACAAATGTCATTTTGTTGTTTAACAAAATCTGATTGTCCTACAATAAGATTACATAATTTCATATAAGGAGACACTTTTCGTTCTACTTCTTTTTCAGAAAGAGAAAGACCGATGGTATATTTTTGATTATTATATTTGTAAAATGCTTTTTTTTGTAGTTCTTGAAGACGCGTCATTACATCTTCAAAGTAATCAAGATGTTTTTTAATATAAGTTGTTAGTTCAGATTTAGATATTTGATAATTTTTATCAAATTGTTTCATTACATCTTTTAAAGCATTACTTACCATAGTTTCCTTAGCAACTTCTATTGTTTCACATGCTTCATCTGAACTCTTTTTAGCATTATAAATACAAGAAGGATTAATATTACACAAAATATCAGTATCTTGAATAAACCATTTTGGGTCAACTTCTTCTGCTTTTACCCATATGTTGTCTTTTCTAATATAATATTCTAGTTCAGCCACATTTTCAGCTACTTGTGTATTTTCTGGACCAAACGCAAGTATCGCATATTGTCCATCTATTACTTTTTTTGCTTGATTAACCAATGTTTCGGCCAAATATTCAGCATCAGAGTCAGTCTTTTTATATTTCTTTTTAAGTTGTTCTGTAATATATAATTCCAATTCTTCGGCAGTAAGTGTATCACGTTCTTTTTTAAATTGTTCATTTATGATGTCATAATCAGTTGTATCGTATTCTTTGTCGAAAAAAATTAAATTATTATTATCCGATTCTAATTTTTCTTTTGTAAAATATTTTTTCGCAATTACATAAGAAGTGCAACTATCTTTTTCTAGTGCCTTTTCTAAACTGGTTTTCATCGCTTCTTTATCTGCTTCAAATAAGGGGTTTAATTCAGCAGGATACATAAGAGCCAAATTAGAAAAAGCGATAGCTGTATTATACAAATTGCCGTAATCTAGCAATGTAATTTTTTTTAAAAGCTCAGAACCTGAAATAAATAATTCATCCGAAATTTTATAACCGTAAGCATCAAAAACTAAACTTTTAGTCGCAAAATCATTATTAAATATTTCAAAAAGAGCGGAAGTGATTAATTTGGTTGATTTAATTGATTTAATGCTGGCAAAAGCCCTACTATGTTCTACATATTTAGAATTATATTCTCTTATTTTTTCTATAATAAATTTTTCTATTTCTTTATAATTCATGTAGGTAAGATCATTTGAATAAATCATAAATGGTTCTAAATATGTAATCAAATTAGACATAGAAAGTTTACCCTTGATGTATTTTTTAATAAGATTGAATAGCACAATGATTTTTGGAACAATAATATTTAAAAACTGACTATAAATTTCTGAATTTGTTAGTTTAATGTTCCCCGGCATTTCATAATCTGAAAGATTTAACATATAGTTTTTAATATTATCTACAAAGTTACCATCATTAAATTCTAATTCATTATCTAATCCATCAATTTCTATGGGTACAATATTGGTTCTTTGCTTCAAAAGTTTCCAATAATTTAAAAAATGTAGATTTAAATTTGCTTTAACTAACAAACTAGAACCTGGCAAATTCACTTGTGAAAATTGAACAGTAGGTTCAGGAAGCGTAAGAATAGATGTAATAGCAATTTCATCATTATTTGTTAGTTTAACTCGTTCAGCATCCATTTTAGAACCTTTAAATAATCCATTTTCGACATGGAGCTTATCTAAACCCAAATTATATTTTTGTATTATAAATTTTCTTGTCGCATTGTTGCCTCTATTTACTACAGTAGAATACATCTCTCCTAAATTATCTATAATCGCATTTATATTTGATTGAACAGGACCTTCTACAATAACTCTGTTTTCGGCGCTAAACGCATCACTGTTTTCTATATTAGCGGATGAAAATGGTGTTAGATATGGATTTAACGCACTATAAAGACCGGAATATTTATTTTGCCCTTCTATTCCTTCATTTGATTTATATCTTTTAAATAAACTGGACATTTCTAAAATATTATTTACTTCTGGAATATCTTCTACGTCACCATATCTATGATAAC